TTATATCAAGTGGCGTCAAGCCAATCCTGACTGGAAAATCTGGGTAACACCAGACGGCAAGAAGGCAGTCGAACTAGAGTTAGAAGTTCCTATCGGTGGTATTCCTATCAAGGTTGGCATCGACCGCATCTTCGAAGTCAACGGGCAGTTGGTTATCATTGACTTGAAGACTTCATCCAGCGAGCAGTATCTATCTACACTACAACTAGGCTTCTACAAGGTGGCCATCGAGATAGCATACGGCGTGGAGATTAAGTACGGCAACTTCTACATGGCACGTAAAGCAAGCATGTCAGACTGGGTTGACCTCAGTGACTACACATACGAGAAGTTGGAATACCTTGTGAATCAATTTGACAAATCAAGAAAGGCTGGTATATTCATGCCTAATGCGTCGAGTTGCAAACTATGTGGGTTTAGCAAGGATTGCATATTCTCAACAAAGAAAGAAGGATAGCATGGAACTGACAGCAACAGAAATCCTCGGAGCCTTTCAACTCCGTATCATCACACCAGCAGAAGCGCGTGAGCGCCTAGGCTTTGAGAACATCCCAGCAGAGGATGCACCAGTACCACCAGCAGGAGCGGAAGGTATCTTCGAACAAGCAGCAACGAACCCAGGAGTTAACAATGGTTAATGACGATTGGAAAATGCAGGTCTCGTATAAGACGCCGACGGGTGACCTTATCAACGTACGCGGTAACACCGCTGACGAACTCTCTGTAAACCTAGAAGCCATTGGCGACTATGCTACACAGATTGCAGCCACACAGGCTAAGATTGCGGGTGCGTTCACACTAAACCCGTCATCGACGTCGAGTTCCACAGAAAGCACAACGCCATCGCCTTACTCACCTCAGGTGTCGGCACCACCAGCGTTCGCTTCCTCAGGGCCGACATGTCCTCACGGCTCTCGAGTTCACAAATCGGGAGTCTCCTCGAAGACGGGCAAGCCTTATTCGATGTGGGTATGCCCACTTCCACAGGGTCCCGAGCAGTGCAAGCCAGTGAACTAATACCACAGGAACTATTCTAGACAAGGAGGGGTAAGCGCATGAGAACACTAGCACGCTCAGTAGGTCGAGCATCCATTGGTGGCGAGCCCCTCCCAGTTCCTTTCAGAGCCTTTGAGAATACGCAGATTGCTATTCGACGCTCTGAACTTACAATGATGGCAGCGGTTCCAGGCGCAGGTAAGTCAATGCTTGCGCTCGCTATCGCCCTCAAGACGAACGTTCCAACCCTGTATATCTCTGCCGATACGAACGCACACACAATGGCTATGCGATTGGCGTCTATGATATCTGGTAAGAGTCAGGGAGACGTTGAGAAGTTGCTCACGAATGACGTAGGTTGGACACGCGCTGTACTATCACGAGGTGCTCACATTGTTTGGTCATTCGAGAGCAGCCCAACTCTTGAGGATATCGCAGAAGAAGTCAAGGCATTCGAGGAACTATGGGGCCAGTCCCCTGAGTTAATCGTAGTGGATAACTTGATGGACGTAGCCACCGATGGTGGCGAGGAGTTCGCGTCAATGCGTGCGATTATGAAAGAACTCAAGTACCTAGCAAGAGCGACAAATGCTGCAGTGTTAGTCCTTCACCACACCAGTGAGGGAGTACAGGGTACACCTTGTCAGCCACGCTCAGCACTACAGGGAAAGGTAGCCCAACTACCAGCACTAATCCTTACCCTCGGATTGGTCGGGTCGTCGCTTGCCTGTGCGGTTGTCAAAAACCGCTATGGCAAAGCGGACGCCAATGGAACTTCTGTCATGACATGGCTTGCCTTCTCGGGTGAGTACTGTTACGTAGACGACATACCAGAGAACGCTTAGGAGTGTAATGGGAAACAAGAAGAAGGCAGAGAAGCAGGTCGCCTCGTTCGAGGCGTTCAAGCAAGTGTTTGTTGAGTCCGAGCGCGTCATGCGCGACAACTTGATTAAGTTGATTGAGCAACGTCTCAAGGATGAGAACACCATCGATGGCCGTTTGGCATTCAAGATTGCAATTAAGATTATTAGAACGGGGACACTTGAAGATGTGGATTCTATTGATATTTCTACTGATTTGCTGGATGTAAAAGATGGTGACGAGAGCGAGCCACAAGGCAAGGGGAGCGACCTTTGAAACAGACACTAAAGATTTATTCCGAAGCAAGGGGTACGAATCCGAGCGCCTGGCCCGCACGGGAGCCAAAGATGAAGGTGACGTTATCGTACGGCGCTGGCTCGGATTTGAGCACGTGGTTGTCGAGTGTAAAGCACCTGGAAAGGATGGAAGTATTGACCTATCTGGATGGCTTAGAGAGGCAAGCGTTGAGCGCGGTCACTACGCTGATGCGCGAGGTCTACATTCAGATACACTCGGAGTGGCCCTCATCAAAGCCAGAGGAAAAGGAATAGAAGACGCTTACCTAGTCATTAGATTGGGAGATGTATTGTGAGGGATGATAGTGAGTTGCCCAACATCGGAACGATTCTCAGGCACTACGGTGCCGAGTTCTATCGCTCCTCAGGGTCAGGCAGTATTCGTTGTCCCTTCCACGACGACCGACACGCAAGCGCAGGTATCGACTTCAACAGAAATCTATTCAATTGTTTCACCTGCGGTGTCGGTGGCAATTCGCTCCAAATTATTGCTAGGCAGGAAGGGATAAGCGTCAATGAAGCAAGGACATTCGCAGAGGGAATTACTGGACAGAGCCACAGCAAAGTACGCGGCGAGCATCGATATGGCAGCGGACTACCTTCGAAGTCGGGGCATAACAAGGGAAGTAGCCTTGTCGGCTCAATTAGGCGTAGTCGAGCATCCTGAGGTAGGCCATGAGGCTTTCCAAGGCAGACTGGCTATCCCGTACGTGACCAAGACTGGCGTTGTAGATATCCGTTTTCGGTCATTAAACCCTGCTGTGGAGCCCAAGTATATGGGCATGACTGGTGCAGTGACCAAGTTGTATAACGTCAAGGATATAGACCGAGCAGGCGATTGGATTGGATTGTGTGAAGGTGAACTGGATACCATTACTCTTTCTCGAAGCGTTGGCGTTCCCTGCGTCGGTGTTCCTGGTGCGAATAGTTGGAAGTCTCATTACACGCGCCTCCTCCAAGACTTCGAGCGAGTCTTCATCTTCGCCGACGGAGACCAGCCAGGGCTTGAGTTTGCCAAGAGTCTCTCGAAAGACCTACCGATAACCATCGTACCACTCCCTGACGGGGAAGATGTAAACAGTTGCTACGTTAAGTTTGGAAAAGAATACCTACTAGAGAAGGCAGGGCTGAATGACTAAGTACGAAGACCTACCGAGCGCCCTTGGCGCTTCGGTGGCAGAGGTCACAGATATCGTGAAGCGGTGTGACTTTTGCGGAGAAATTTTTTATACAATTTTTGATGAGGCAGACCACATGCTCTCAGAGGGTGAAGAGTCTTTCGACCCTTACTACCACCTAAGTGATGACGCTGCTATCCGCTTGGGTAATCTCATGCGCACCTTTTACGACAACGCTGACAATGCTGAGGCTGTACGCGAACTCTCGCAGGAGATTTACTCGCTCCTCTTGCTGGCTGAGTTCACACCTAGTTCCGTAGCAAGCGAGTTGGAGATGATGTTGAATGACTAAGACGTTTGAGGAGGAAGTGCATGCAGTATTTCAAGAACTTGAAGAACTGCTTTTGCAGAAGCACGCGGATTATGGCCCGCGTAATATCTCCCAGTCCCCAGGAGGACCCCTTAATGGTATTCGTGTGCGGATGTGGGACAAGTTTGCCCGCATCAATAACCTTTTCGACAAGCCGAGTGAAGCGAAGAATGAGCCTCTTGCTGATTCATTTAAGGACATGGCTAATTACGGCATCATCGCGCTCTTAGTCGAGCGAGGAGTGTGGCCTAGTGATTAGACCTAAGTCGGTCAAGGTACTTGGCCAGCGGTACAAGGTTAGGTATGACTTGCAGGATGATGATAACGAGGGCAAGACCTTAGGTATCACAGACCAGTGGACGAACACCATTCGGCTACAGGGTAGCCTGCAAGAAGACAAGATGGCAAGCGTGTTCATGCACGAAGTGACACACGCAATATTGAACGAGTCAACCCTATCAGACAGGTTGCGGTTCGGATTAGAAGAAGTCTGCGACATCGTTGGCTTCCACGTAGTTCCATTCTTAAAAGATAACCCAGACATAGTTGCTTGGTTACTCAAGGAGGTAGAAGAATAATGCCAAAGACACCAGCGTGGCAACGCAAGGAAGGCCAGAACCCTAAGGGCGGCCTCAACGAAAAGGGACGTGCATCTGCCAAGGCAGAAGGTCATAACCTCAAGGCTCCAGTTAAGTCAGGCGACAACCCACGTCGTGCGTCATTCCTAGCACGTATGGGTAACGCTCCAGGACCTGAGCATAAGCCTAATGGCGAGCCTACTCGCCTACTCCTATCACTCCAAGCATGGGGTGCATCATCCAAGGCAGACGCCAAGAAGAAGGCTGCTGCAATCTCTAAGAGAAACAAGGGGAGCAAGTAATGGCAGAGAAAGTATACGGCCCCTACAAGGGCTCCAAGGCTAACGGGGTACGTCCTATTGTCGTTATCAAAAAGAAGGTCGACGGCAAGACAGTTACTACTTCTGAGAATGCAGCACGAGAACTATATGAGAAGAAGACTGGACGGAAACTCCCAAAGAACATCGACGTCGACCATAAGAATAATAAGGGTCGTATCGGCGGTAAGAAGAATGACGTCATGAGCAACCTAGACCCACTCTCCCATGGCAAGAACGTAGCCAAGGAGAACAAGGTTCGAGGTAAGAAGAAGTGAAAGTCATTGTCGCTATTAGCGATATGCAGGTTCCCTACCATGACAAGCGTGCGGTAAAGAACCTCATCAACTTCGTCAAACAGTACAAGCCATCAGAGGTAGTCACCGTAGGTGACGAGATGGACATGCAGACTATCTCACGCTGGTCTCAGGGTACACGCTTAGAACACGAAGGCTCAATCGGCCGTGACCGTGATGAGACTTGCAGAATCCTTGAGGACTTGCAGGTCACGCACATGGCTAGGTCTAACCACACAGACCGACTGCTCAATACAGTATCCATGCGAGCCCCTGGGCTCTTTGGACTACCTGAACTAAACATCCAGAATTTTTTTCGCATGAAAGAGTTAGGAATCAAATATCATGAAGACCCTTACGAACTCGCGCCTGAGTGGCTTCTTATGCACGGTGACGAAGGCAGCGCGTCTTCAACTGCAGGTCTTACTGCTCTTAACCTCGCTAAGCGTGCTAACATGTCTGTTATTTGTGGTCACACTCATCGACAGGGTGTTGTCCCTTACAGTCAGAGTCACGGCGCTGGTACTACGCGTACCATCTACGG